TTATGGTTGGGCTCCTACCGTTTCAGGTGCTTTTGAAACTGCTGATCTTCTTTCACAAGAACTTCAGCAAGGAACAACAGTACTTGGTAAAGTAAGGGCAAAACTTGAACGTAAACTAACGCGAACAAACTCATATGGCCTCGAAGACGTATACTGTGTCGCCCGTGCTAAGGGTTACTATCAGTATACAATCAAAGATGCTAAGTTGTTACGACTTACCCAGCTCGGCTTCACAAACCCGCTGTCGGTGGCCTGGGAATTAATGCCCTGGTCATTTGTCCTCGACTGGTTTGTAGATGTTGGCGGCTATATTAATAGAATGGACTTTGCATTGGGGCTATCAGATATCTACTGGCAGTATTCGTGTAATCGCAAAAGCTATGCTTATGTGACTTATACCCGAACACCGCTGGCACATACTCTGAATACCCAACCGTGCTTGTCCATCTGTACTAAAAATAGCAGCAAACGATCTACGCCTTCTCGTGTTATAGCTAATACCTTTAAAGGGTTAAAGCCGTTCACGAACGAGACTGTCAGACTCACCTCTGCAGTGGCACTCATAAATCAGCAAACATCCCGTATCAAACGGGTACGCTAACTCATCAAAAGGAACTATTATGTCCCAAGTGACTGGTGCACTCTCCATTAACAATGGTGCAGCTACTCCGGTAGCTAAAAGCTTTGCTCCTGAGCAAGTCTCTCCGCAGCTGTCTACGTTTACTGAACGTTCTGCTGCTTCTTCTGCTGGCTTCATACGCCTCGGCGTGTCGCTGTCGCCTGCCAATGGCAAGCGTACTACGAACCGCGTGAACGTTGATCTCGACCTTCCGGTCGTAACCAACGTTAACGGTGTTTCAACCGTTGCGTATGTCGGTCGTTTTAAGGGTTATTTTGTAATCCCTGACCAAATGACCGCTGGCGAACGTGCCGATTTGGCCGCGTTCGTTGCCAATGCGCTTGATAACACGCAAATACGCGCTGTTATCAAGGATCTGGACCCACTGTACTAATTTACAAAGAGGTACATAGGATGACGCAATCCGCTAGGATGCAATCTCAAGTCGCTAAGCTTGAGCTCCAGATTCTGAAGAAGACTTGCCAAAGTATCGACACCCCTCGTTCGCTAGCTGTTTACCTGTTAGCGCACTACGGTGAATATGCACAGCTCCTTGATCTCGATATTAACCCAGACGATTATGACAATCCGTCAGCTTTTGCTGACGATTATCTAGTCACTGAGATGATAAAGAAATCGAAGGCTCAAGATTTCGGTATTGACCGAGAACTTGTTGCATATAACAAGTGGTTGTCGGCTGAGAAGCAATGCCGCGAGGCTAATGACCTAATTGAATCATACATTGACGGCCGGGTCTCCCCGATCCGCCCAATAACAAATCGTGTTATAGCTCGCGCTATACAGATTTGTCATGATTGCTTAGGACCATTAACGCGTCGAACATTGAACCTCATCGAGTCATCGATGGAGTTTGGTCCCGGCGCTACTGCATCTGTTAGAGGAACTGTTACCCGAGGACGCAAGTTCTCGAATAGCAATTTAACAACATCTCAGCGTCTTCTCAGTTTCGGTATATTCTGTCTTCCACATTTGTGGAAACAACAGGTGAAAGGATTCACCGTACAGGATTATAACGAGCTGAGTTTTGTTCCCAAGAATGCGAAGACTCATAGAGCAATCACTGTTGAGACTGATCTGAACATTTACGTTCAGAAAGGCATCGGCAGTGTATTGAAGATGAAGCTACGTAATATTGGCGTCAATACTGAGACGCAGTGGCAAGTGAATCAAAAACTAGTTTCAAAGGCTTTTGCCGATGATCTGTGCACGATTGACTTGTCATCCGCATCTGACACTATAAGCTTCC